TATTATGTTAAATTTCCGGAAAAACACTTTTGCATTTTTAAAATTTTTAAAAAAATTACTAAAGAGAAAATTTCTTACCAACTGAGCTAAAAAATAATAAAGAGCAGATTTGCTACCAATTCAGTATAAAAAATTTATTAAGAGGAAATTTGCTACCAACTGACTGAAAAAAAGAAAAGGGAGACTACGACAATCTCCCTATTCCTAACTTAAAATGTAGGCTGAGAACCTACTGTCTAACAAAACTTAATGCAATATAACAAAAATTATTTGATATAAAAAAATTTTTTTAAAAGAAATGTGTTAGTCTTGCTACTTGACCACTTTCTTTATCATGTAAAAAACCTTCTACAGCCTTGTGTACACCACAAAAACCTTTTCTGTGATGCCATGAATCACTAGAACTAGGGGATCTCATGTATTCTACTGTAACCCCTATATAATCTTTTGCATCTAACCATTTATGTTTTACTTTGTGATGAATGTGATGTAAATACCAATATCTATATTTTGTTTCAGACCAGAGTAAAGGCTTCTCTTGTGCCATTAACAAAGGTAATTTATCCATCTTAGCTCCATCTCCATGTTCCAAACCAATAAGGTTGTTACCATAATTATAATATTTACGATACGACACACCACAATCTACTGTTACATCTTTTGTATTTCTAAACCATGATTTTAATGCGTGTGCTAAATGAAATCCACTTTGGTAGTCATGATTACTCATGCTGTGAACACAATCTACAGGAGCTATTTCTCTTAACATTTCTACACATTGCACATATACTTGTAGTGCTACTTCATAATGCTCCCACCATTTACCATCTGTGTCTTGATGTGTGCCTTTTGTTGTTGTATTGTAAACATTGTCTACATGCAAAACATCATTTCCTACGCAAAATAACACCTTATCTATATCAAAACCCTTAGCTTTATTAATAAGACCACTAACACCCATTAAAACCCTTTCTATGGCTGTATCCATACTGTACTCTTCATCTGTTTCGCTTTTATTAGCATATTTGCCAATGTGTATGTCTGCTGGATTAATTACTAAAAGATGATTTCCTTTTTTATAATCTATTTTTGCATATTCTGGAGCATTATCTTCTATTAGCTTTAAAACATTGTCAAATACATTTTTCTCATCTACAGGACTAGATTTAGTTACTACTGAAAACCTTAGTTCTCCTGCAAAATTCTGCCAATGCTTTACAGATACTACATCTTTTTTGTCTATACCTCTTTCTGCAAGATGTTTGTCTAAAGCTGTGTTTTGTGATAAATTATAATTTAAGTTGTCTAAATCTCCAGCTCTATGCTGGTAAATTAAATCAACTTCTTTGTCTGAAAGTCTTAATCGTTTTCCCATAGTCTAAACTTATTTAGAATTTTTGACCTTTTCGTATGACCTGCCACCAAAATATGAACCAATGACTGTTAATAAAGTCAATTTTATAAGCTCAATCCAAGAATTTTCTACCTTAAAAGCTAAAACACCAGCATCTATAAAAATAAGCAAAATTGTACTTAAAACAAGGAAAATTAGCACCATAGGTCGTACATTTTTACTCAACCAACTATCACTTGCCATGTCTGATTTCCATCTTTCTGTAACCTGCTTCTGCATTTCTGCTTCGTGAGAAAGCAATAATTCTTGTATTTTTCTTTGTGCTTCTAACTTTTCTTCCTTTGTAGTTGTTAGGCTGTCTAATACACCTCCAACATTTTCTATTAAATCACTAGCACCACTAGAAAATATTTTGCCTAAAATACTCATTTAGTACAACAGCTATTACTACACCATTTGATACACACTTGATTAAATGTTATTGTACAAAGTAATTTACATATTAATTTTTTCATATTATTTATTTTTTAGGATAACTTGGTTTTTTTACTATTTTCTTTTTTCTTTTTTTCGCCATTATATTTCTATGCTTTTAATCCATCTAAAGGCTTTTTTATAAAACCTATTGTCTTTTTTGTTTTGTTTTGCTAAACATACACCACAAACTGTATCTGTTACTGATATTCTAACTGTATCTATTATTTCTCTCATTACAATTTTGTAATTATAGAAAACACTATCACTATCTAATCTTAATGAATTTGCTTCGTACATAGTGCTTAAATTCCAAATACTATCAGTATATTTTTTCTCTATATTTTTAATGTCTCTTTTTTTTCTCCAAAGATCTTGTTCTAAAAGAGTTTTTTGTTTTTTATTATCAGCTACTTTTTCTATAGCACCATCTGCTGCTAAAAACAGACTATCTAAATTACTTTTAATAAAATCTGTCTCTTCCAAAGGCTGTTCTGACTGAAAGCATGAGGACAATATAAGCAATAATATAAAACATTTAGTCTTCATTTATGCCTTGTAAAGTTTGTATAAACTTATCATTTAATTTTTTGTAATCGCTTCTTAAAACAATAACTTCCTCTTGTAAGGCAACAATTTGATTAGTTAATGTTGTTTTATTGTCAATATACAAATAACCTATTGCAATTAAACAGAAAAATAAAAGACCGGCAACAGGATTAGTAGCAAAATCTTTAAAATCTATAGGAGATTTCATTAGTCAAAAAAAAATTTAGCTAAAGCAGCAATAACAATACCATACAAAACCCACAAAGCTCTTGACAATCCTTTCCTAGCAGATGTATTTCTATTTACTTTAGAAGCCACACCATTGTCTGGATCTAAAAGTCTTTCAGTTATCATGTCTAACTTTGCATCCATTTTTTCTAATTTCTCTTCCATTGAGTCCATTCTATGCTCCACTAAAGCCATTTCTTTTATTATATCATTATTTGTTGCTCTCATATCTATTATTTTATGCCATCTAAATCTACATACTCTATGATGACTTCTTCTCCTCTTTCCAGCGATCTTGCGATAGTCGGATAAATTCTTTTGTAAGCATTAGATGACTTTCCAATAAAGCCATCCTTGATGACAACATTGTTTTCCTGCGAATCGCCCACAAGAAGGCATCCAGAAGAATGTTCATCAGTATTACCACAATGTATAAGTACATATTTAAACAAAGGAACATCACAAATTTCCAACATTCCTTTATGTATGTTAGGAAACCTTTTACCATACCTTTCATGAAAACCTCCTTCTTTCCTATATCTAACATTATATATACCAGCTTGTATTCTAGTTTCTCCTTTCTTTTTTAAGACTCTATTTTCATCCTCCAAAGTATATGCCAGGAATTTTAATCCCATTTCTGACTCTTCAAAAAGCAATCCATTAGTGCTGTCTGCTTGACTGCTAAATCTTAAAACCTTAAGTTTCATTAGATACTTGCTGCAAACACTTCTATATCACATGGTGCTACATTAGCTTCTGCTGACATTACAAATGCTGCATTATACGAAACTGCTCCTTGTGCTACATCTGCTGCTGCTGCATCAAAATTTACTCCACCTAATATAAAAGACTTTCCTGCTTCAAGTTTAATTACCATTGCATCTGTGCCAAATACTTTTAAATTAACAAAGTTAGTATCATCTAAATTTGTAACTCTAACATATTTTACATTAGCAGCAGTTAATTGACCTTGTCCTGTAGCACCTAATTGTAATACAGGTGTAAAAGCTCCAATAGGCACTTCTACTATTCTGCTGTAAACTTCATCTATACTAGTTACAGTTAAGGTATTAGTGTTTCCATAAGCCTGTCCGTTTAATGTAACTGCATCTGTTACTGTTACTGTTAAGTTTGCGTTTGTTACTGTTGTTGCCATTTTTTTATTGTTTTATTATTTTATTATAATTGAAGATAAATTATTTCTTCAAATTCCCATTCTTCTATACCTGTACCATCTCCTACCCAATCAGCATGATTGCTAAAAGAATAATCACTACAAGTATTTTTGCTTTTAAATTTCCTGTATCTTTCTGCAATTACCTCTGTTGTGCTTACAATAATTTGTGTGCCATCATTATTATAATGTACATAAGAAACTTGATCTTTATCTGCACTTTCAAACTGCTCTAATGTTAATATATAATAATTCATTATATTTCTTCTAAATTAGAGTTACCACTAAATACAAAAGGATTTCCACTATTACCACTACTATCAACTCCATTATTTTCAAATTTATAATATCCCTTTAAATTAGTTGCTGCCGAATGTGTAGTTAAATCCATTCTTGCACCATTATTATATATTTCTGCAACTTCAGAAGCTGATAATTGTTTATTCCACCAAGACAAATCATTAAATTGTGTTTCAGCACTATTACCAGATTTTGCATAAGTCCAAGAATTACTACCTAAAGTTATTTGTCTATCGCCATTAGTCATATTTGGACTACCATTGCTATTTCCGTTAGCATAAAAACCTAACCCCATATCCGTTCCGTTCCAATACAATTTAGTATAATTACCTCCTGCATTATTTGTAGCACTTTTGCAAATAGTTAATAAAGTAAAATCATCATCTCCAACATTCCCTCTATTTGAAGCACTCCAAAAACCACTTCCTAATCCAGATGCTTGATATGCAGCAGCATATTGTCCTCCGTTAGAGTGCATAAGCCAAAAGTTTTGCGAATATCTAGTAGGACTAGAAGAAGCATATTGAAAATAAAGTCTATTATTTGACTCGTTATAATACATTCTAATTAAATTTCCATAGGCTACATAGGGATCTACACTAGATGTAAACAAATGTATATTACTATTTAATGAACTACTCCATCCTGCTTTTACCCAAAAACTAATTGAATAAGCATCTGAATGAGTAAAATTAAATTTACCATTACTATCAGCAATTCTAATAGTTTGACCTAAACCTGTAGTAATAGATTTTGAAGCTGCATAATTATCAGCAAAAGAAGCTGGTGCACTATAGCCTACATTTATCACTTCTGATACACTAGATAGAGAAATGTTGTTAATAGCACCTATTTCATTAACAGCTATATTATTAATCTGATTAATAGACATTATTCGGCAATTTTAATGTGAGTATTATCTGGACTAAACCAAATTTTGTTACTAGCTACTTGATAGCCAACAATTCTTACATAATCATTTGCTGCACTAGGTGCAGTTGCAGTTAATTGTCCTTGTAAAGCAGAAAGGTAAATTGGTTTACCAGCACCATTAGCTGCTGTTACACTACCTATATGCACCATACCCCTTAACAGCATCCCTACAGAATTAGCAGCACCATTACCCATAGCTATAGCAATTAAATAAGAAGAAGAGGTTAAAGCATCAGCATCTGTTGCAGACCAATATGCAGTATTTTCATCTTCATATAAATAATATGCTTTACCAGATTGTACAGTTGTAGATCCATAAAACAAAACATCTCCTTCGCCTACACCATTAGTATCGCTAATTCCACTAGGAACAAAACTACGAGAACCAAACTTTTCGTATGCCTTTTTTACTCTCATTTATTAATCAATTTTTGTTACTAAAACTGTTACATCTCCACTTGCAGGTGCTGAATTAAAAGTAATTGTAACCCTAGCTGCTGTTGTTCTTACAACATCTGCATATATAGTATCATAAGATGATGAATCAAACATTTGTACCATAACATTTCTTGTTCCTAAATTATGATCAACTAAAGCTGTTGTAGATCCACCATAAGTATTAGTATAAGATCTAGCAGCTAAACCAGCAGATGTTACAGCTCTTGCTGTATCAATACCAGCTAATGCTTCAGCAGTTGTAGCTAATTCTACAATACCTTTTGTGCCTTCACTTGCATCTGGCTCATCTCCTGTGTTTGTTCCAGAAACTGCAATATTTGCTACATTTCCTAAACCAACATGAGATTTAGTAATTCCTGTTGGAGTTCCTGTAAATGCAGGACTAGCCAATGGAGCTTTAGCTGCTAAAGCAGTTGTAATTCCTGTTGCATAAGAAGCATCATCTCCTATTGCTGCTGCTAATTCATTTAAAGTATCTAAAGCACCTGGTGCACCACCTACTAAATTACTTACAGCAGTAGTTACATAAGCAGTAGTTGCCACTTGTGTTGAATTTGTAGCTGCACTTGCAGTTGGAGCTGCTGGAGTACCTGTAAATGTTGGAGAAGCCTTTGGAGCTTTACCATTTAAAGTAGTTACTTGTGCTGCTGACATAACACCAGAAACAGTTGTAGTAGCTACAGGTATTGTTGCGTTTGTTCCATCAGAAGATGCTATAACTCTACTAGTTGCAGAAGATGCTATAGATAAATCTGTACTTACATTTGATGATTTAGCAGTATTTGCAGTAATTGCTTGTGCTTGTGCTGTTGTAATACCTGTTTTAGCATTGTTAGTTTCATTACTTGAACTTAGTGTGTCAAGATCAATATTGCCTGATATAGTAATACGACCTAATTTTGTTCTTTCTACTGCTGTTGTACCTGTTTTACCTGTGTTAGTTGCAATACTAGACTCCATTGTGTCTAAATTAACAGCTTGTGTTACAGAAATATGACCTACTTTTGTAGAATCTCCACTAGGATAAGAGTTTTTTGATGTATTAGCTGTTATTGCACTTGCTTGACCACTTGTTATTCCTGTCTTACTTACATTGGCTTGTATTTGATCAAAAATCTCATCAGATATTACACCCCAATTATTAGTATCAGCCAAAGGTAAACTAGCATTGCTACCATCAGAAGATACAACTAATAACTGTGTACCATCTGCTGTTACAGATAAGTTAGTGCTAACATTTGCTGCTTTAGCTGAATTAGATGTGATAGCTTCTGCTTGTGCACTAGTAATTCCTGTTTTTGCAGTATTTGCAGTAATTGCAGATGATTGTGCAGAACTTAAACCTGTCTTACTTGTATTTGCATTAATAGCACTTACAGTAGAACTGTCTAAATTAACAGTAGCAGCTCCTGTTGTACCACCAGAAACACTAATACTTGTACCTCCAATTACTTCTGTAATATCTCCTGTTGCAGATGATAAAGCAGTCCAATCAGATGAACTTGTGCCATTACACACCATTAATACATTGTTTGTTGTATTGTAATAGATTTGTCCTTCTATCGGATCTGGATTTGTTGCAAGATGTTGGATTTTTATATTCTCCAAAAAGTTGTCATTAAGATTTAGTTTACCAGATACATCTAAATCACTTAAAAATTTAATTGCCATTTTTTTCTTTTTTTATAGTTATTTATTATTAATTAATTAAAGTATGCCTTCCCTGTGAAGCCACCACTAAAAGTTATGCGTATTTGGTTTACTGATAAATGATCAACTTGACCAAAAACTGTAGTTCCTGCCGAATCTACGACAGTACAACTAGGATTTTTTCCTAAATTGTGTGTTACTGTCCATGTCGCACTTGACTCTGTTTGAGTATGAACAAAATTTTTGTCATTTACTCCTGTATCTCCTAAAATTGTAGAAAATGGTGTAAATTTTAAATCTCCACTTGCATTTGTATGCAATATTTCATTAGTTATTTCTGTGTCTGTTATGACTATACCAACACCAGCATCTACATCTACTGCTGGACTTGCTGTTGTTAATCCTGTTACTGTTACTGTACCAGCATTATCATCTGTAGCTGTAAAAGATGCGTGTGCATTTAAAGTAGTTTGTAATGCGTTTGCAACTTGTGTTGCTGTTGATGCTGTTCCACTTGCTGTTAGGTTTATAGCTAATACTTGATTATACCCACTAGGTGTAGATAAAACTGCTGTGTTTGTTATTTGAAAATATACTGCAAATTTGACAGCATCATGGCTGCTAAATAAACAAAAATAACTATGATGTAATTGACCACCTACATCAGCAGGACATGATATGCTAACAGAACTTGAATAGTTTGCTTTTACCCATTCAATACCACCTGTCTGGCTTTTTGATGATACAGTTCTTTTTCTTGCACCAGAAAAACCCTTTGGATTGTGTATCTGGGAGTCTGTTAAATTATTGTGGTTTTTCATTTATTAATAAGTTATTATGCCATGTCTTTTACTTACACTACCACCTTTTCTACCACCACAATCAGCACACCCTTCCCATTCTGGATATAAACTTGCGTTATCATCTAAATATTTCTCCATTTTCTTTTTAAATGTTTCAGCTTTTTTATAGACTTCTTGTCGTAAATAATTTAATTTTCTCTCTGACACAGGACTAGTAAAATCTGCAATATTATCTACTACTCCCTGTGATGTTGTATTGTATGTAATGTCTGGCAAGATTTCAAACTTGACACAAAATGCTAAATAATCTTTTATATATTGATTTACTAATGTAACATAGCTACCACCAGAACATGCAACATATAAATCTTCTCCTAAAAATGGTTTTAAATGATTTAGTTCTGCTATTTCTATAAATGTAGATTTTATTAAATGCTGATCAAAATTAGCATTTGTCATAGATTTATCTACAACTTCTTGTTTAGTAATTAGTGCCATCTTCTTCTTTTTTTTCTGTTTCTATATTAGCTGGTTTTTTTGCTGCTTTCTCTTCTATCAGCTTTTTCAAATCTTCTTCACTTAACTCTGGCAAATGGAATACCTCCCTTCCTTCTTTTATTGAAATGTATTCAGTAGGATTTATTGCTCCTAATAATGATACAGGAGGTTTAGTATGAAAATGCAAATCATTCGCATTTATACCTTTTTCTATTTTTAATATTTTTCTAATACATTTAAGGAACATCATTTGTGGCTCTTTTATTACAGTACACATTGCTATATCGTATGCTGTTAAAATTTGCTGATTGTTTCCTAATTGACCAGCTACTTGTATCCCAGATAATGCTGGATTCCATCTGTGTGCTGATATAATGTTATCATTTGTAATTTTTTGCAATTCCATAAAAGATCCATCACTTGTATCATTAATGACATTAACATTTGTAGCATCTCCTTCTCCATTTTTTGCTATAAATAATATTTTACTATTATCTCCTGCTCCTGTTAGTTTGGCTACAGCATCATCTATAAAATCTTGTGCTTCATCTTCGCCCATATCTGCATTTAACTCTATAATTGCACTTGGCATAAACCCATTTTTAAAACGAGTAAGATTGTAAACTCCTATTTGATTTGCTATTTTAATATGATCTAAGGCTGCACAATAATCTGGCATACCATAGTAGTAATATGTACTTTCATAATCTGTAAAATGTACCATAGTACGATAAACAGCTCCATTACTTTCTTTTTTAAACTCTGGATAGATAGGTACTTTTCTTAAATCTTCTGAATGTTGTCTTGCATGTTCCCAATCTGGATGCAATAAAATATGTTTTCCATCTTTATGTACTCTTGCTGTTGTACCATCTTGATGAAAAAAATTTAAGTAGCCTTGTCCAACTACTACTTCCATATAACCATTCCCTAATTTCCAAAAATCTGACAAAACTTTTTTTGCAACATCATCCATAGACTCGCCAAAAGTATTTACATCTTCTAATAAACTAGTTAATGCCTTGTTATTAGTTTTTAGACCTTCTCCTATTGTAAAAGTAGTCTTTGTACTTAATATCGCCCTGTGCGTTGATGCTGATCTTGAAAGTTCTGAAAGTTCTTGTGGGAATAAATTATTTTGACCAAAAGGTATCCAATCATCTCTTAATGCCTTATAAGGATGTGGCTCTTTTGGTGCTTCTTTTGAAACATCTTTAGAAAAAGAATAACCTAATATTTTAGGACTCTCCTTCTGTATATGTTTTATTTTTTGGTTCTGCTTCTGGCTTTTGCGACTCATTTATTTTAACTTTTTTCTTTTTAGGTTTAAATTTCATTTTAGGTTTTGCTGGTTCAATAACCTTTTCCTCCCCTTCAAGCTCTACATAAGGTTTATCCATAGCATGTAGCTTTGACAATACCTTTTGTGTTAAATTTGAGTTGTAATTTATTGCTATATTATTTTTACCAGATAATAGTACAATATCCTCATCATTTGAGATAAAGTACGATTTTATAAAATTATATTTCATTTTACAAATATATAAAAATTTAAGAGTTAGGGGAGTTTCCTCCCCCAACCTTTAAAAAAGTTAAAATACTAGTCTGTTGTCCAAGCATTAGTTACTCCTGTACTAGATTGATATAAATCTATTACATTAGCAGTACCTGGCGAAGAGTTTGCAGCACTAATTAATACTAGTGCTTCTCTTGGATACTCAGCATGTACTCCAGTAAGTTTTACAAGTGTACCATTAGCATCTTGTAATCCCATTCCTGTAGTTTGCTCTCCAGAAGAAAACTCCATATATGCTTTCTTTTCAAAAACTTTATCATAACCTAATATGAAGAAATAAGTTTCTGGATCAGCAGCATCACAGTCATCAGCATAAGTTTCTACTAAAGCAAATATACCACAAGACTCTGTTAATTCTCTTAATCTTGCATTAATTTCTTCAGTAATTTTTGGAATATAAAATTCTAGTTCTATATTTACAAGAGTTGAACCATTTTCTCTAGTTGCATTTGCATTAAATCCAGCAGTTCCTCTGTCAAATTCAAATTCATACCAATCATTAGCAGTAAAAGTGTTGAACTCGCCACCAGCAGCTCCTGTAGGAGTACCAGCAGTAGCATAAGCAACAACTCCTGTTAAGTGTTGCTGCTCAACTAGCCAAATTCTTTTAAGTCCACCTCTTCGGTTTCTATCGCAACATATAATTGCGTGTCCTTTAGTTAAAGCCATTTTTTATTATTTTTTTTATTGTTACAAAAAAGTATCTGGGGAGCTTTGACACCCCCCATCAACATTAATTATTAATCCTGTGTCATTGTTACAACCATTCCTGGCTCTTTAACAGCAACTCCCATAGAGTATAACATTCTAAATCTGTTTTCTTTACAGTTTTTGTCATACCACATATCAACATCCTGTACTTGGAAATCTGTTCCTACAGTAATGTTACCTGTTGCAGTCCAAATAGCACATTTAGTTTCTGCAACAGCATTTGGTGGAAGACCATTTGCCATAGTAGCTAAAGCAGCTCCATGAGTTGCAATATCAACATCCCAAGAGTTTTGTACTTTTAATGGAACACCATTAAATCTTAATGCACCTACACCATCTTGTAAGTCTGCATAAGCAGCAGTATGTGCACCATTTGATCCTCTTAATTCTTTTGCATAAGCATCAGCAAAAGCTCTTGAACAATAAATTACTTGACCATCAGCAGTAGCTAGTTCAGTTGAACGAGCAGCTAACATATCTTCTAAAGTAGTGATCATGTTTGTGTTAAAAACTTTAACTTGTGTTGTTGGTAAAGTTGTTCCTACAGCAGCATCTAATGCTTTCCAAACACCATTACATAATGCTTGTGTGTTAGCTCCATTTGCTGTGTCTCCCCACCATAATAGTGTAGAGAAATCTCTCATTATACCTTCCATAACAATAGTAGAAACGATTTCCTGGAAAATTGTTCCTGTCATATCAGCTCTGCTAATTCCTTTTTTAAGTAATTGAGACTTAATGTGAGAAAATAATGCGTGAGCTTGTTGTGCGTGTTCTACCTCTAATCTACATAATGATAATGTGATGTTAGAGTTAGCTGATCTAGTTCCATCAGCATTAAAACATGCTGTGTTCATGCTTTTAGTGATGTCTTTGATTGAAGAGTATCTGTCTAGTTTTATAGATCCACCAGATACATCTGTTATTACATCCATCCCATTCAGATGGTCATTTTCAAAAAACAATGGTTCTAGGAAATACTTTCTAGCATCCTCTTGACTCCATGTTAATGATGTGTTAATTACATTTGCCATTTTTATTAATTTTTAGATTTAAAGTAAATATTCTTATTATTTGCAATGTCGTTAGCAAACATAGACCATACATCTTCAGATTTTGCTTCTGGAGTTGGATTAGGATCTTTTGCCGGAACTACATCACTTGGAGTACCCTCCATTTTCGCTACTTTAAAAGAAGAAATTTCTCCTTCTAGTGTAGCAATGTATCCATCTTTTTCAACAATCTTGCCATTTAATTCAAGGATTGCTTTATTAGACTCTTCAATAGACTCTTCTAAAGCACTCATTTTTTCAACAACCTCATCATTGTCCAAGATTTTTACCTCTTTTACCTCATCTTTCTTATTAAAAAGTTCAGAAATAAAAGATTTCAAGTTTTCAAATTCTTTTTCCATTTGATTTTCTTTTTTGTTTTCGTTATTAAATAAATTATTCACAAGAGACTTATTCTTGTAATCGTACTTATTGATGTCAAATTTAGCTGCCATTTTTATCGGTGCTTCAACAGCATTAACAAAACCAGCTTCAACAGCTTCTTGACTATTAAACCAAGTTTCTTTATTCATCCATGAACGAATAACCTCTTCTGATTTGCCTGTCTTTGACATATATATAGAAACAAGCCTTTCCCCCATTTTATCCATAAGATCAGCAGCTTTGCGTAAATCACCAGATTCTCCAACCTCTCCTCCCCATACATTGTGTATCATGTATAATGAGTTTTCACTCATTACAACCTCATCAGCAGCCAATGCAATTACACTAGCCATAGATGCAGCAATACCTTCTATACGAGCTGTAACCTTTTGTGGCATCCTACTTACAGCATCATAAATAGCTAAACCATCAATTACAGATCCTCCAGGAGAGTTTATTCTTAAAAGAACAGGTGTATCATTAGGTATGTTTTTTATCTCTTCAATAAAAGACTTGGCATCTACCCCATACAAACCAATTTCATCATATATCATTACCTCTGCCTGTTTAGCTTCAGCAATATTTTTTATACTATACCAATTCATATTGCAATATAAACCATATAAATTAAAATAGTTTGGAAATTTCCTTCACAAATATTTGGAAATTAAAAATATAGTTCGTTACATTGTATTCTAATCAAAACTAATATTATGGAATTTACAAGCAAATTATCTGGAAATGCAATATCTATTTATGGTAAAGAAATAGATTATAATCATGAAATACATGGTTCTTTTATTATAAAATGGGAGTTTTATACTGAAATGAGAGAATGGGGAGTAAAAAGTGTTGGTGTTTATGCCACAAGTATAGAGGGCGATATTAAAATTACTAATTGGGAAACCGATAAAGAAGAATTTATTGAGTTTAATGATGAAGGTTGGAATATAGATAATTATACTGATGATATAAAACTAGAACATTCTATTTGTCCACAAGATATGGAGCTGGATTATCAAACTAAAACAATAACTATAAACTTTTAATTATGAATTACGATACTTATAAATTAAGCAATCCTATAGATGATGGTTTTTGTACAGAAATGGTTTCTAGTTGTTGTGGTGTAGAAATAATAGATGGAGAAACAAGCGATTGCTGTGATGCAAAAATGTGGAACAACACAGATATATGTGGAGATTGTAAAGAACATGCTGATACTTACGAGGTATGTGGCGAATGTGGAGAAGAGTGTGATGAAATAGAAGATTATGAATACAGAGCATTAGAAAAAGAAAGCTACGAGGAAATGATGAGAGATGGTAGGAAAGATGAATATTAACTTAATTAAATTAAATGTCAAAAATTAAAGAAAAACTTTTATATGAACAGATAAAACATGAAAACGATTTTGCCAGATATTATTCTGATATGTATATGACAGCAGAATATATGGGAGCAGAAAAAGTGTTTAACCAATTATATAAGGCAACAATAACTATTAATAAAACTAAAAAAATTAAAAATGGAAGAAAATAGCAAAACCCCAGAAACTAGAAAAGACTTATTACGAAGATTATTTGTAGATAATAATCTAACAAAAGAAGATGTTTTTAAGCATAAATTTTATACTATCATTACTAGGTCTGGTATAGACAAAATACAAGCTGTACAATCTATAGATATACAATATGAAATTGTTAATTTATCAGATGATCACAAGCATTGTTTAATAAAAGCATTAGGTAAAAAAGGAGAGAAGATTATACAAACATTTGGAGAGTGTAGTCCACAAAACAACTCAAACGCATATCCTGTTTCTATGGCAGAAAAGAGGGCTATGAGTAGAATTGTACTTAAGTTAGCCGGTTTTTATGAATTAGGAGTTTTTGGGGAAGATGAAAGTGATGACTTTAAACGAGCATGATTGGATTGATGATGTTCTTGATGATCAATGTGAAATGTGGCAAATTGGTTTAATAGAAGGCTTATTGCAAACATCAGCAGCTAATTATTTATATAGTAATATTAATTTTAATGATTTAACATTTTATGAAGCAGAGGAAATTATCAAAGAACTCTACGAGAACAACTGCCCTACTGATCCTAAAGAACAATTTAAACAAATGTGCAAACGAGGAGTCTTTAAATAATTTACAGAAAGTTAGACAAATGTACAGTATTATGAATAGGCATAGAAATATTATAATACCTATAAATAACAAAAATCATTTAATAAATCTAAATCACTATATAGATTATTTAAAAGCTATACCATTAGAGTTTTATAGTACCAGACCTATATTTTATTATAATAATTTTAAATGGGATGCTTTAGGCTTGTTGGGAGAAAGGATACATAGATCAAATATTAGGAGTAAGTATCTGCAATTATGTTTTTCTGAACTTAATATAAATATAGCTAGAGTTTTAGATAATGAGGTAGAAATTTTTGCTAAATATAAAAATAATAAAAAAAGAATTTTAGGAGCTTTGGAATATATAAATGATAAATTATCAGAGCAACAACTAAACAGAATATTAACTAGAACCTATAAATTAAGTGATGAAAGAAAAATTATTTATGAGCAGCCAGGAAGAAGCTCTAACTAGAATAGTAGAAGATGTTTCTGGAGTAAAAAGAATTGCAATAAGAAGCAAAATGAGAGATAAAAGAATAGCCATACCTAGAAGCATATTAGGTTACATGCTACGAGATGATGTTGGATGTCCAGCCATGAGAGTTGGTAAACTAGTAGGTAGGCATCATTCTAGTGTTTTAAAATATGTAAAGGATCATAAAGATAATTTAAGGTTTTATCCGGATTATAGAGATATGTACACATTGGTACAAGAGGAGTTTGTAGGAAAGTTTAGAGGTAAAAATGTAGCTGAAATACAAAAGCAAATTACATCTTTGCAAAAGCAATTAGATAGAATAGTAGAAGGAGAAAGTTTAACATTAATTAATAACAAAAATCAAAAAAAATGACAGACAAACAGTATGTAAATGGAATTATTATCAAAGAAAAAACTTTTGATAATGGTGGATCACAGTTAAAAGTTAGCATCAAAGTAGATGATCTAATGGAACAGCTAAATAAACTTAAAGATGATGGTTGGGTAAACTTAATTGTAGCCAGAAGAAAAGAACCTTCAGATGGTGGTATAACACATTATTCTTATGTAGATACCTGGAAACCAAAAAAATCTAGTGGAGGTTCTAAAAACACCTTAGATAACAAAGATAACATGATGAATGGAGATGCAGATGATTTACCATTTTAAATAACCTTAAATAAGGGGAGTAGGCAACTACTGCCAACCTAATATTAATATTATTAAATGTTTTTTTGCTCCCCTTGTTTTTTAAAACTTAAATATGTCAAATAAAGAAAAACCAAACTACTACGCAATATTACCTTCAGAAGTTAGATATAGCGAAAAAATTAATCCTATGGAAAGATTGCTGTATGCTGAAATAACTTGCCTTGTAAATTACAAAGGACATTGCTGGGCTACTAATGGTTATTTTGGTAGAATATTTGATAGGCATCCTAGCAGCATAAGTAGAAACTTATCTAAACTTGCCTTACATAATTTTATAAAAATAAAACTTATAAAAAATAAAAAAAATGTAGAAGAAAGGATAATAACTTTAGTGAATACCCCACAACAAAATTGCGAACCCCCCCTTAACAAAAATGTTAAGTATAATAATAAAAAAGAAAAAGATATGTTATTTGAAGAGTTTTGGAATAACTATAATTTCAAAAAAAGCAGAAAATTATGTTATGCTAAATTTATGTCATTTAGCACAGCAATTTGCAGAAAATGTGTAACTGCTGCTAAAATATATTCAGACTCAATAACAAATGATACTTATAAAAAACATCCAGGCACTTGGCTTAATCAAGGTTGTTGGGATGATGAGATACAAGACAAAAACAAAAATGATTTTAAAGGAAGTAAATATGATGGTTTTGTATTTTAAAATATGACATTTAGAGACTACGACATTACAATAAAAAGAACTACAGGGCAAGTAAAAACAAAATGTCCTAAATGTTCACATGAACGAAAAAAGAAAAGTGATCCATGTTTATCTGTAAATATAGATGAAGGCATTTGGAACTGTCATAACTGTGGCTGGAATGGAGCTTTAAAAAAACAAAACAATTATATGCAAAAAGAATACACAATACCTTTAGATCATAAAATAAAAAATTATTCAGAAAATGTTATAGCATGGTTTAAAGATAGAGGTATTTCTGAAAATACTATAAAAGATAATGGCATACATGAAGGCTTAGAGTATATGCCACAAGTTAGTAAAGAGGTCAAAACTATTCAGTTTAAATATTTTAAAAACAGTAAATTAATAAATATAAAATTTAGAGATGCAGCCAAAAACTTTAAATTAGTAAAAGATGCTGAAAAAACTTTATATGGTATAGATCATGTTTTAGGTCAAAAAGAAATTATAATAGTTGAAGGAGAAATGGATAAATTAGCTTTTTATGAAGCTGGTCATAAAAATTGTGTAAGTGTTCCAACAGGTGCTGGTAACAATAAAATGGAATATTTAAAAGATTTGCCAGAAGATTTAGAAAAAGTTTATTTAGCAGTAGATAATGATCAGCCTGGTAAAAAATTACAAGAGGAATTAGCTAGAAGATTAGGTAGAGATATTTGTTACAGAGTTAATTATCCAGATAGTTGCAAAGATATAAATGATGTTTTAATAAATTATGATAAATTTGAAGTTGATAATTGCTTAAAAAAAGCATTAGCATATCCTTTAGATGGTGTTCTAGGTGTAGATGATTTTAATTTAGATATTGATAATTTATATGATAATGGTTTACAAAGAGGTAAAGTATTAGGTCATACAAACTTTGATAATTTATTTAGTTTTGCTTCATCACAATTAACAGTAGTTACAGGTGTACCTACTCATGGTAAAAGTAATTTTTTAGAATATATGGCTATGAAACTATCTGCTTTACATGGCTGGAAATTTGGTGTTTTTAGTCCAGAACATTACCCTATGCAATTACATTTTTCTGTTTTAGCTGAAAAATTAATAGGTAAAAGTTTTAGAAAAATGACTAGATATAATAGAATGACTAAAAATGATCTTAATCTTGCAAAGCAATTTATAGCTAATCATTATCATTGGATAAGACCAGATAAAGATGTTTACACACTAGATAATATTTTATCTTCTGCAAAAGGTTTAATTAAAAGATATGGTATAAATGGTTTAATTATAGATCCCTACAACAAAGTATATGCTGATATAGGCAAACAAAGTGAAACTAATTATATAAATCAATTTTTGACTAAACTTACTATGTTTAAGCAGAAGTATGATATACATATATTTTTAGTAGCACATCCTCGTAAAATGCTTAAGAAAGACAATGGCATGTATGAAGTTCCTAGTCTTTATGATGTTGCTGGTAGTGCAAACTTTTACAATCAAGTAGACAATGGTATAACCATATATAGGGATTTCAAAAATGAAGTTACTGATGTTCATGTTCAAAAAGTAAAATTTAGACATATAGGAGAATTAGGTCAAGCACAATTTAGATATAATTTGCAAAATGGAAGATATAGTGAGGTTGGAGAAAATTTTGATGACAATTCCTATATCATGGAAAGACAAGAAAGTATGTTATAAATTTGATTTTTTAAAAAATTTTTCGTTACATTGCCTATGCTTTTTACATCTATCTTGCCACCTTTAATAATGATCACAATTTGTCTTCTTGTTGGAATTATGCTGGGAATTATATTTATATTACTAGCTACAGCAAAAGAAATAAACAGCTTACAAGATGAGGTTGAAAGGCATAAGAAGCAAAATGAAAAATTGATAAAAATGTGGAAAGATAAATATGTAGATGATGTAACACATTAATACTAATGGGTAAACCGATATACAGAGTAATAGTAGATTTTGAATATAGAAACACACCTAGAAGTAGTTATATAAAAACAAAAATAAAGCAAGACACTATAGATACATTTGCTTTGTCAAAAGATAAAAATGAAATATATAATCATATTAAAACAAGACTTTTAAGAAAGATTAATAAAAAAGAAAACGAGATAGATATTAAGATAACTAATGTTATTATAAAAAGCCAACATGGAGAAACAAATTATTAAGCTATATAAAATTAAAAAGTTTAGATTAGGAGATATTTTAGAAAATCATGAAAATATTTTAAATTATGGAGAACACGATTATGATTGGAATACACTAGCTAGACAATTAGAAACAGATGGTTATGCTCCACAAAAATATAAAACTTATATTGAGCTAGAAGATGTTTCCCATGATCAAGGTTACAAAAAAAACATAAATATACTTGATGGTAATCATAGAATAAGAATGATGCTAAAATTATTTGGCGAAGATTATGTTTTCAAAGCAAAAGTAGAAGAAATTAATTTAGTGAATGGCAAAGATTTTAATAAGCCAAAAAAAGAAGACAAATCATGTCCACATTGCTATGAACCATTAAAAGGATGTGATTGCAAATTAGCAAAAGCAGAAGATGGATTTACTGTTCACAAAAAGTGTTTAGATGAATATAATATGTTTCGTAAAAAAGAAAAAGAAAATTTATTAAATATGTTAAAACAAAAGTTTAAAAATGAACCACAGTAAATATTATTATGATTTTGATAGAAATAAAGAAATGACAAAAAAAGCAGAAGACAGAAAGCAAATGCCTGTTTACACAGGAGTGTTAAAATATTTTCCAGATGCAATTTTAGAGGTGTCTAAATGCAGTTATGCAGGACAAAAACAACATAACCCAGAGAAACCTTTACATTGGGATAGAAACAAGAGTGGAGATGAGCTAGATGCACTTACAAGGCATTTAATAGAAGCAGGTAATATAGATACAGATGGTGTTAGACATTCTGCTAAAGTAGCATGGAGAGCATTAGCCAACTTACAAAAAGAATTAGAAAATGAAAAGAAATGAAGGGGAGTCCTTTGAAGACTATAAACTAAGAAGAAAAGAAGCTAACGAAAAACAAAAAAGAAGATTAAAAGGAAAAAATGTATTTCCTGGAGATTGGGGTACATACAGAAAAGATATAGATGGTATTGTAGAAAGCAGATTGTTAGATTTAATGCAAAAAATGAAAAACAAAAATGGAAAATAAAATATGTGCATTATGCAATGAAAAATTTAAAGGATGTCCTTGCTATATACATGAAGCAGATGATGGTAAAAAAGTACATAACATTTGTTTAGATAAATATAATGCTATTTTAAAATTAAAAAAAGAAGAAAGTGAGCAAAAAAAAAGGTAAAACTAATATTAAGTTAGACTATTTAGATCAAATAAATCAAATAGATAAAAAACTTAAAAAAACTAAAATTAAAAATAATGATGAGGAGAAATCTAAATTATTATCTAAAAGACAAGGTATAACACAAAGATTAAAAACAAATAAATAATGAGTGAAAAAGAAGAGTTAGAAGAAAATGTTAGAGTTTTTATAGATTTAAAAGCAGTAGGTAATGGTAAAGGTGGACATTTTTTTAGAAACAATTTAGTAGAACACATAAAGAAACTAGAAGAAAGTGGTAAAGAAAAAGTAGTTGGTATAGTTTATGATGAGTCTTACCAAATTGAGTTAGTAACACAGGATATAAATAATGATTAAGTATCCTTTTCCTGGTATGGCAAAACCAAGAATGACTAAAGCTGATAGCTGGAAAAAAAGACCTATAGTTTTAAAATATTGGGAATTTAAAGACAAGATAAAAAATTGGTCATGGGATACAGGTTTTAAATTAGGCAACCAAATATATTGTGTGTTTCACATACCTATGCCTAAATCTTGGAGTAAAAAGAAAAAAATGCAAATGCTATATTGTGATCATCAGCAAAGACCAGATATAGATAATTTATTAAAAGGTTTGATGGATGCTCTTCTTGAAGAAGACTCACACATACATACTGTTTATGCTAGAAAAATATGGAGTGATGAGGGAGCAATAGATTTTTATGAATTAACTAATATAACTCTCTCTTAATATTATAATCTTTAGAGATTTTATATCTTTGTTTATATATTATATTTCTGCATTGTTTTTCGCAAATATCATGTTTGATAGATAGATCCATAAATGTGTGTCCTACATGACCTTTATTTGCTATTAAAAATTTATCAAAATCTTTAAATAGCATATAATTTCTTAAAGTTTTTGGAGGTATAATTCCATTTTCTATTAAATGATATACTACATCTTTAACTGTAAAATCATTTCCCCATCTTTTACAAGACTCTTCAAAAATTGCATCTCTAAATTCTTCTATAACTTTTAAGGTGTTTGCCATTTACCACCAACCTTTAGGACACGAAACAAAAGGCTCATCTACTCTACATTTTGTTTTTAAAAAACAACCACAAGCACCACATTTTTCTATACCTAGATTAAATGGATTTTTATAGTGTCCACATTGGTTTGATCTGCATGTTTTAATTCTTGATTTGTATAATTTTGGACTAGCCAACTTAATACCTTTTCCAATTATAAGCTGCCAGATTAATTTCATTACTGTTGTCATATTACAAAATTATTAATTATTAAGAAAATATTGATGCTCTACCTTCAGAGATTTCAACAACTGATTGTGAGCTAGTTATATCGGCTTCAGCAACAAAAACTTGTTGGCTATTTATAGCACCACTAATTAAATCAGCTACATCTTTAGATGACCAACCACCAGCCATATTATCCATTTGTGTTTTAGTTCCCGGTGTTATACCTCCCATAGCAAATTTAGATCCAAAACCATTGTGAGAATTTATATTAGAAAGCATAGGCTTAAACATAGCTGTTGATCTTTTATTTATAACAGCTTCTCCACCTTCTAACTCTACAACTCTACCACCGGCAGCAAACTTTTCTCCACCTTGTGCATGAGATTTGCCTTGAACCATACCCCCTGTTGCAAACTTTTCTAGTGTACCATCTGATGTACTACTAGGAGTTAAACCACCTTTAGCACCAACAAACTTTTGAGCTGCAATAGAAGCTATTTGTGCAGCAACAAAAGCAGACATAATAGGTGCTCCTGCTATAGCAGCAATACCTAATTCTCCTGCAACTTTCGTTATTGCTTGTGCACCATTTATAATAGCCATTATAATAGAATTTGTTTTATCCATCATAAATTGTTTCCTTTTTATCTCCCTTATTTCTCCTGCTTTTTTCTCTTCAAGGTGTCTCATTTTCATATTATGAGCTTCTTCCATACCTCTAGTGTCATGACCAGCAGCTTCTGCAATTTCTAATTTTCTATCAAATTTAGATTGTTCATTATTAGTATCTACTCTAAAGTCTTCTTCAATTTCTTGCATTTTTGCTTCAAAACGATTGTTTGCAAAGTCCATTATTATTTGAGACATTTGAGCATAAACCTGTTTAAAATTAGCTATTCGTTCATCCTCTAAATCATTTTCTTCTTTTTTTAATTTTGCATTAGATTTTGCAACAAGCAAATCATGTTCTGTTTCTAAAATATCTTCGGCTGCTAATCTGTCTGCTAAATCTTTTAATTCATCTTTGTTTATCTCTTTTGCTAATTTTAGTCTTGCTCTTTGTTTGCTACCAAAAGCAATTAAAGAATCATCCATATTATCTATAGAGATTTGTGTTGTGCTGTTTTCTATATCATTTAATTTTTTTCGTAAATCTATTTCAAGCATCTTCTTTTTATTATCAAAATCTTTTTGAATTTCTAACAATATTTCTTCATTAGTTTTTTGCTTTGCTTGTTCTTCATCAAACATTTTATCTAATAAAGCAAGATAATCTTCTTTGTTTTTACCTTCGCCTGTCATAAAATCATTAAATGCTTGTGCATCTAAAGCCTTTAAAACTTGATATTTGTTTTTGTTTGCTTTTATATCTGCCTTTATTTGATCTATAGTACCTTTTTCTTGTAAGTCGCTGATACTGACTAAGTTAGCAACTATTAACTCTTCTTCTTTTTCATATTTTTGTCTTGCTACTTCAAATGATAATTCATTATTTTGTTTTTGTTTTTCAAAAACTTCATTAATTTGACTTATCTGTATTTTAGTTAATTCTTTTAATCTGTTTTTTGTTTTATTTAATCTATTAGGAGATAATGCAGAGTTGTCTAAACTATCTCCACTTTTTTCTAAAGTTGTGTTTAGATTTGAGACAAATTTTCTAAATTCAGATATTTTAACACTAATTTTTCCTTGCTGAGCAATAAAGTCATTAAAGAATTTTTTACCTTGATCACTTGTATTATTATACATTTTGTTATAAAGACCTTCAAATTTTGCTGTAACCTTCTCATCTCCTTTTGCTCTTATTTTATTTAACTCTTCATGAGACACTAAAAGCTCTCTAGCTCTTTGTAAATCTTGTAATTTTATATCTGCTTGTTCTTCAACAGCAACTTGTTCTTGAAATTTCATAGCTCTAAAATCTTCTAAAGCACTTAAATTTATCATTCTTTCTTGCTGTCTATATGACATTGTGTTTTCTATATTTATGCCATTTTGTTTTGCTTTATTAATAATGTCTTGTTCTTGATCTTTCGTTTTTTCTTTTAAATAATCTTGTTGCTGTTTAATTAATTCGTTAAAATGATCTAAATTAGCTTGTCTTTCACTAGCATTTTCTTCCTGTAGCTGTTTATTACTTATTATTGTTACCTCTCTTACATCCATTTTTCCTAACATATGAATCCTAAGTCTTTCTTTGGTAATACTTGTATCTTGTAATAATCTATCTTTCTCTTTGATTAAATCTGCATCTTTAGCATCTCTTTCTTTTTCTAGCTCCTCAATTCTTTCGTTTGTTGCTGCTATTATAACTTGATTACCAGATCCTTCATTTACAATGGCTCTAACTTTTGCTAGTTGCTCTAATGATAAAATTTCTAAATCTATAGCACCAACAACATCTCCATAAGTTGCAATCATTTCTCTTAAACCATCATGTCTTTCTTCAGAAAAAGTATTAAGATCTTGTATTGCAGTTAATTCTGAATTAAAACTTTTCACTAAACGATTAACTGAAAAATTTGCTCTAGCATTAGCTTCACTAAAACTACCCATTCTTGATACAAGCTCTCCTAATAAGACAACTAGTGCTCCAATACCTGTACCTATGATGGCAGCTTTTATACCTTGTATTGCAGTTGTAAATAAAAGAGCTCTTGCTCTTGCACTTTGAAAAGATAGTGCAACTAATTTAATCCCTTTGCTAAAAGTTATCATAGATGTACCTGTAGCCAAAGTAACTAATCTCATAGCTGCTAGTCTAGCAGTTAGTAATGTAACTCCTGCTACTAACAACAATACAGTTCCTTTTGCACCATTAATAAATTTTTGACTTTGAGCTAATCCTTGTACCCAAGTTGTTAAATTTGTAACTGCTGCTCTTAATGCAAAATTAAATGTTTCTCCAACTGCTATACCTAAACCTTCTGTAGCAGATTGTAATAATGTAAAGTCTCCTTGCAAATTATCTAATCTAATAGCAGCCATTCTATTTATATCTCCTTCTGCTTTATTTAACAAATCACTAGCTAAAGATAGTTTTTCAATATTTTCTAATAAAACAAGAAAAGCAGGAGCTGATCTTTTATCTAACAATTCAGTAGCATCTGTTAAATTAAATGTTTCTGCCTTCATTCTTTCCATTTCTACAATAAGCTGTGGTAGCCCTTGTACTGTTCCTTCTAAAGATTTATTTAATTTTGAGTTACTATCTCCTAATCTTATAAAAATATTTTTTAAAGCATTACCAGCAATAGAACCAGATAAACCAGCATCTGCTAATACCATTAACATAGCACTTGTTTCTTCTATTGTAAAACCAGCTTCTCTTGCAATAGGAGCTGCAAACTTCATAGACTGTGTAAACCTTTCTAAATTTAAAGCAGATCCTGTAAAAGATGCTCCCATGACATTTGTAACTCTAGTAATTTGTGATGCTTCCAAACCAAAAGCCCTCATAGATGAACCAGCAATGGCTGCTGCTGAAGATAAACTTTCCCCTGTTGCTGATGCCAGATCAAGTGTAGCAGCTTGTGCAGCCAATATCTCCTCTGTAGAAAAACCTAAACGAGCAAATTCTTCTTGTAATTCTGCAACTTGTATTGCTGTAAAAACTGTAGTTCTACCCAACTCCTGTGCAGAAGCAGCTAACTCTTTAAACTGTTCAGCAGTAGCTCCAGATATAGCTCTAACAGCAGCCATTTGTGATTCAAATTGTGCAAATGTAGTAAGCACACCCTTCAAGCCTTGTATAATAGCTCTAAATGCAAATGCAGCTACAATAGCTATACTTGCAGATTTAAAAATGGAAACCATTTTATGACCAGATTTATTTAAGTTATCTACAGAACCTTTTACTTTTTTTATAGAAGCATTGCTTTTATCAAACTTCTTAGAAACTTCAGTTAGCTTTCCTGTTGAAGCAGCATATTGTGTCGTTCCTTTTTTTAAAGCATCAATATTTAGTTTTGCTGTTTCTAGCTCTCTATTTAATTGTCTTAATTCTTGTAAATCTGCCTTAAATTTATATAATGTAGTTTCTGTAGCCATTAGTTATTCTTTTTTTTAATTACATCTTTATATTCTTGTTCTGTTTTCTTTTTAATTTTTTGATAAGATTTATGTTCTTCTAATTTATATTCTTTTGGTTTACTTAAATATAATTTATCTATATCTGTATTGTTATTTTCTACTAAACTAGAACTATTGCTTGTGTAGTTGTTGTCTAATTGTAAAGTCGCTTCTTTTTTTACTATTAAGTCATGTATTGTTCCATCTTCTTCTTCTACATAAATTTCTCCACCACCAATTTTTATTTCTCCTTGACTAGATATAGAAAAAGCTGTTCTTCTGTCATCTTCACTTGTACCAGCACCTACTTGAAAAATGTCTGTAGAGTTTGGATCATTAAAAGAACCTAAAACTGTTTGATTATTATTTGCAACAACACCTCTTCCTAAAGCCACTCCTGTACCACTAGCAATATTACCAGAATTGTTTTCTATAGTAACACCATCATTATTTGTTCTTTTTATAACACTATCTTCTTGCTGTAATCTTCGTTCTTGCGTTTCATTCATTGTAGATGTGCTTTCATTTCTTCTAGTTGCAAAATCTACAGCTTGTTTCCATTCTAAAAGCTCAACTTTTGTCAATACATTTTTATTAGGATTATAATCTATTATTTTATTTACAGTCCAATATGTAGAAACATTATCTATTGTTAAATGTATTAAATCTCTATAATCAAAATTAGCAATATCTATAGCAGTTAAATTTAAAAAAGCAGTTCTTAAAACAGAACCCCCATTCATTTTTTCATAAGCAACTCTCCAATATTTTTCAAATAAACCAGAACTAATATTGCCATAACCATCATTATAATCATTCCAAGAAAGACAATAAGGATCTTCTTCTATTCCTTTTTTCCAACCATCTATCCAATCCATATATGGATAAAATTCTAAATCATTTGGAGATCCAGAGTCATCTTTAAAATTATAGTTGGTACATTTGTTAATAGAAAGACCATTACCACCAGATGCTAAATTAGGATTGCTACCATCTTGTTGAACACCATTAAGCAGACTATAATAGTTTACTATTTGTAACTTCATTTTTGGAAAAGCCTTATATGGTGGTCTGTGGTGCATATCTTTGTTAATATGACCTCCAGCTTCTGTCCAAATTACAGGCA